TACTATAAGCTGCTATAGAATATCCTCCAGGGTCAAAATTGGATGTACTTGTAGGAGTTCCTCCACCAAAAGTATTTCCAGCACTATCTCTTCCTCCTGGAATTGCAGAATAATATACATAAATTTCGCTTGAAGTCACAGTTCCTGAAGAATCTTCTTCGTATTTTACAATTGTTCTAGTTGGCAAATTAACTCCATTTACAGTTGGAGTTGTTTGTTCTCCATATAAAAATTTTACTGTATCAGCCATTCTTATCTACCCCACACCTTGTCTGAACGGATTGGTATCTCTACCCCACCCAAGTCCCTTACAAATTCTTCTACTGGTAATAGACACATAGTTTGCCATTCTTGTTGTGCTAATATCAAGTAAGGGCTTCTTACCTCTGATAATAAGTATTTATGTGCTCCTTTACGAAACTTTGGGATTCTATCTTCCATTAAACTCATCACAAGACCCATTCTTTGTTCAGGAGAATAGTAATGTAAGTTCACTGCAAAGAATGACCTTGCATCCATTTCTAAAACAAATGCTAAAGGATACTTATCATAAAAGGGAAGGTCTCTTCTTGTCTTTGCTTTATACTTATAAAGCATTAAGTTGAATAGCAAAGGAAATGATGTGCTTCTATTTTGGTCTCGCTCCAAAACATCTCCAACTTCATCTGCCCTTTCTTCTGTTATAATATTTTCAGGACTTTTATCAAATACTTTTTCTCTATACCATTCTCTTGGTTGACTTCTTCCTCCAGTCTCTTCTTGGATTTCTTCGAAGATAGTTTTATAAGCCATTATACCCCCAAGTGGTCTTCAGTCAATATTTGAAACTCCCATCTTCTATCCTCACAAAATTCTTTTGCTGCTTTCCATTTTGCTTGGTTCTTAGCAAACTCTTTTATTTCATACATTTGCTTTTGTGACACACGCTTTTGTGCTTTAGGTCCTTCAACTTGTCTTTTTGGTTTTATTTCAATCAAACTTTCTTTGATATTACCTTTACTATCTTTGTATTTTATAAAAAAGTCAGGAAAATATCTATGTACTCTTCTATCTATTGGTGACAAATAAGGAATCCAAATTTCTTCTGATGCCCACTTCATTATATTTTCATTCAAATCACAGTAGGTCATAAACTTTCTTTCCCACAATGACCTGTAGACAATATTGTTTGGGTCTCCTATGTATTTTTGTGGATAAGAAGGTTTGTATATTCCTTTATAACTCATACATATAATATAGGCACTTCAAAGTATTTAGATGGCAGTAGATTACACTAAGTTGTATTATAAAACTGATGATATATTAAAGAAATTTAAACCTTCTTTATCTAATTATTTTAATGTGCATGTAAGTGCTGACTATGATGGTATCAACCAATCTTTTGAAAAGGATATAGATTTTTTGGCATATGAGGCAGTTCTTCCAGGAACTTCATATGAAACCACGCAAGTATTTGGAGACAGACAAGGAATCACAGAAACATTTGCAAATAAAAGAGTTTATCCTCCTGTAGATATAAGTTTTTATATTGATAATAACTATAATATTTTAAGATTTTTTGAAAGTTGGATGGGATATATTAGTCCAAATTCAGGGGTTCCTTATGAGTCATATCAAAAGTTTAATTATCCTCAAAATAATGGATTAAGTGGATATAAAAAAGAAGTTATTATAACTAAATTTGAAAGAAATTTTAGAACCCCTGACCAAAGATTAGTTGAGAATGGAGTATATGATGTTCCTGATAGTAACTGCACTTATATTTTAAGAAATGCTTATCCAACTAATGTAATTGCAGTTCCAGTTTCATATGAAGGCGCAAATATATTAAGAACAACAGTAACATTTAATTATGATATTTACAGATTTGAAAAGTCTGATGGAAAACCAATAAATGGTGATGGTGGAAATTCAAGTGCTCAACCTGGAGGAGATTCTGGAGCAACATTGGGGGAATTAAATAGACAAGTTAGATTGATTAATGAAAATATTCCTATCACTGGATTAAATCCTAACCCAAGAGATGTGGGATAAATAACTAAACCTGAATTTTATATTTTAATATGCCTTTACCTACAGTTGCAACTCCAACCTATGAGTTGACATTACCATCAAACAAAAAGACTATTAAGTACAGACCTTTCTTAGTCAAGGAAGAAAAGATTCTTATCTTGGCTATGGAAAGTGGTAATTCAAAAGATATTACTAATGCAGTTAAGAATACATTGAAAGATTGTATTTTAACCAGAGGCATTAAGATTGATTCTCTTCCAAGTTTTGATATTGAGTATCTGTTTTTAAATATTAGAGCAAAGTCAGTTGGAGAATCAGTAGAATTAATCATCACCTGTCCAGATGATAATGAAACACGTGTAGATGTTACTGTTAATATTGATGAGATTGAAGTTGTAATTCCAGAAAATCATACATCTGAAATTAAAGTTGATGATAGTATTACAGTTAAGATGAAGTATCCATCACTTCAAGAGTTTATTGATAATAATTTTGATTTCTCTGGACAAACTGGAAGTAAAGAAACTATTGACAAATCATTTGATATTGTTGCATCTTGTGTGGATATGGTTTATACCAAAGATGAATCTTGGTCTGCTGCTGATGTTACTAAGAAAGAATTGATTGAATGGTTACAGACATTTGATTCAAATCAATTCAAAGGTATTGAAGAGTTCTTTGATACTATGCCTAAACTTTCTCACACATTAACAGTTAAGAATCCAAACACTGGCGTTGAGAATGAAATTGTATTGGAGGGACTCTCAAGTTTTTTCGGATAGTCCTTAGTCATGAAGATTTGGAGTCTTATTATAGAGTTAATTTTGCCTTGATGCAGTATCATAAATACTCTTTGACTGAGATTGAAAATATGATGCCGTGGGAACGTGAAATCTACTTAACTCTTTTAGAAAATCATATCAAAGAAGAAGAAGAAAAAGCATCAAGAGTAAAATAAATGACTCCAGGAGATTTTGGATTTAAAGATAGAGTATCTAGATTTATTTCAGGAGCAAGTTCCAGAAGTAAATTTGGATTCTCTGCTACGCCAAAACTCACAAGAATTGCTGGGATGTTTCCAAAAAGACAAGTCCCTCAACAAATTGTATCTGGGTCTTCTGAACAAACAGATCCAGAAATTGGAGCGCCAAAAAGAGTTATTTCTTCTTTAGGAAGATTGACTTTAGACCTTGAGATTGTCAACAATAATCTTGATAGAATTGCATCAATTATTCTTCAAGATTATAAAGAAACTCAAGATACAAATAAAAAAGAAATAGAAGATTTTAGAAAAAGAGTTGCAAATAGAGGTAGATTATTTGGTAAGAAAGAGTTAGGAGATAAGAAATCTGATGTTCTTGGTGCAGTTAAAAAATATGTAGGGTCATTCTTTAGTGGTGCTGGAGGTGCTATCAGAGCACTCTCTATGTTTAATTTGATGCAGGGGATTTTATCTGGAGACCCATCTAAAATTATTGGACCACTTCTTGGAATAGGATTAACATATCTTCCTGCTATTGGTGCTGGAATTGCTGGTGCAGTAGCAACATCTTTGGTTGGGAAGTTATTTGGAGGTGGGGCAGCAACAAGAGCAGCAGCATCAGCAGCTCCTGCAGCAGCTGGAGCAGGGGGAGCACTTGGAAGATTGGGTAAATTTGGTGGAAGAGCTGCACTTGTTGGTGGAGGAATTGCATTAGCAAGTAGTATCTTCAATAGACCACAAGAAGATCAATCACAACAAAGATTAGAAGAACTTACACAACAACAAAAAGCATCAGTAGAACCTGGAAATTTAGTTCCAATTCCACAAGATGATTTGAGGAGATTCGAAAAATTAAACAAAAAATTTGAAGCAGCACTTGACTTTTTATTAGGCAAACAAAAAGAACAAGACAGGCAACCTCAAAAAACAGGTGGGAGAGGAGGTGGAGGAGGTGGGGGTGCTCCTCCCCCTCCTGGTCAAATTATGTCAGGACCTGCCCCTGGAGAAATTAATGCTTTGATGTCAGCAATTTCTGGAGCAGAAGGTGGATTAGAATCAGTTAATAAAATAGGTCCTATGCCTGGTTTGTCTCAAATGACTATTGATGAAGCCATATCAAAAGTTGAATCATTCAGAGCACAAGGTAAAACCTCAGGGGCTATGGGCAACATGCAGCAAATGTCTTATTACTTGAGAGAAAGAGCTATAGCAGCAGGGTTAGATCCATCAACAGCATTGTATAATCAAGAAAATCAATACAAAATTAATAGAGCATATCTTGCCGGTCTTTTTTCTGGAGGAGAACAGGAAATAGTTAATTTAATTAGGTCAGGTAAAATCAATGAAGTAGTGAATAAATTAAAAGGAGTTTGGCCATCTCTTCCTGGAGGATCTCAAGAAAATGTTCATACATCAGATTTTTATAGAAGATTTCAAACTTTCTTAGGGCAAATATCATCTCCTGGAACTGTAACACCACCAATAAGTCCTGTTGCACCAGCACCAAGATCTGCAGCAACTGCTGCTCCAAGAGCACCACAAACACAAGTTACAGTTCTTCCTTTACCAACTCAACAACAATCTTCCCAAGCATCTGCAGTTTCTGGAGGAAATGATACTGTTCCATCAATAGATACTACTTATCCTGAAAACTTCTTGGCTTTGTATTCTAAACTAATCTATCAGATTGTTTGATAAATGGACCCAACATTACTTCTTAACAGACCAGTTGTAAAACCAAGAATAGTAGCAAAGATTACGAAGTTTAATAATCTTGTTGAGGTTTCTACTGAAGCTAGAAAGTCTTCTACTAAACTTAGAAAGGTTTTTGAAAAGGGAAGTTACCAAAAGAAAACCCAACTTTCAGTATTAAACAGATATAAAAAACGATTAGAAACTATTCAGAAACAAAATGATAGATCATTTCGTAAAAAACAAAGAGTAAAAGTTAAGTTACCAGACATTAAAAAGTATGTTGGAAACTTTTTTACGCCAGGATCTGCTGATGATCCTCTCAAAGCAATAGGAGCACTTGCAGCATTTAAAGCAGTTCAAAAAGGTTCTAAAGGTGATTGGGGTGGGGCATTAGCTTCTGGTTTAGTTGCAGCAGGATTAACTCTTGGACCTTCACTGTTGGGATTTGGTGCTGGTGCTTTGATGGGTAGAGGGGGAAGAGGAGGAGGTGT